TTGCCGATAGGTATGGTAGATTCATATCTACAATACAAAGAAGAGGTTACTATCGAGAGCAGTACACAAATTTGCTACGGACGTAGCGACTTTGCACCATGGCCTCGTAGCGGTGGGTGGGTAACTAAAGAGACGACGTTCCAACGAATGCCGATCTTTCCAGGTAGCGACACTTTTCAGTCACTTCATTGGAAGACCCCAACCATTAACCAAGCGATCCTTGGGATTAGTCTTGGTGCCGTTCTAGGTGTCAAGCGCTAATTGCGCTATACCACCTAGTGTTCAGTTGCCGTCCTTCTAACCGAAGGAGTCATATGAACAGACAATTAACGATAAGCGGGCTAGTTTTAGCAGCGCTGGTACTCGGGAGCATTCTAGTGTTCACCTTTATTATGGTGACCAGGAAACCCACTCATGAAGTGCGGCCCTGGAATCCTACTGAAGAAACACGAAAAGCTGTCGATCCATACAATGTGCCGGCCCAATGAAGGTAAAAGAACAGGTAATAGACCTGATCATAACGACATTGGCAACAACACTCTTTTCTATCCTCAAGAATATGAGGAAGAAGAAGTATGGAACAAAAGATGGTGGTAACATCGTCAAACAAAATACGCCCTAGTTTTTGGGCATTTATTCCCTTTTGGGAAGGAGCAACCAGAGATGATTGCAGATTCACTCTCTCTTTCGAAAGACTCTGCGACGGACGTTGACACAAACTTAACCGTTTATGTCAAACGTTATGCGGACGCGGGGAAATCTGAATTCGCAGTTGCCGGTCTTACTAAACCGATCGCAGCGGGATTCAAGATATCACACGATATCGGAAAGGGTGGCGAAGAACGGCATCTAGTTAGTATCAATGAGACACTCGTTGATGCAGCATTGGTGCCGGCGACGCAGACATGGAATTTAACATGTATACGTCCACCGAACACTGCCATAACGCAGGCCATGATCCTTGCAAATCTCAATAAACTAATTGATTTTTGCATCGAAGGTGGGGTTAACGCGAACATAGTCGCAGTGTTGAACGGGGAAGTCTAACCGACTGGAACCCGTCGACGAATAATAGCGACCCAAGGTTGTGCATAATTAATCACATACGAGGGTGAGTTAACACGGTCATCTCTCTAGTTGCGACTTGGAGATATCCCCTATGGGTAATCTGAAAAGCCTACACTCTTTCTGGGTGTACCTAGCGAGAAACCGACGCTATGCAGCATACGTGGAAGAACGTGATATTGAAACGTTTCTTGCCCGTGCTGTCAATGAGGGAATTACATTCTTAACGACCACCCTTCCCCAACTTGGGAAGGCTATCGATCGCTACCACTCTACAACAGAGTGGAGTCCTCCCACTGGATTCGCAGTTGATAACCAGATAGGCTACCAAGCTATTCTGCTAGAATCAACCGATACCGTTATAGTGGCTGGAGCTGTTCCATACTTTTTGGGAACAGCCTTTCGTGCTGCGTTGAGCGGTGATTCTCTTGCCGTGGATTGCATAAGGCAACTGTCTTATGTTTTCTATAAACTCGACGTTCCCTACGATTCACAATTGGTTGAGGAGATGTCAGATAGGTTTGAAATAACCGATGCTGCTCTTCCTTTGGCGTTTGATGCAGACAGAGAAGGTAATCCTCTTCCTGAGGACCTGACTGTGCATCTGGCCTATATGGCGAAGATCATTCGGAGGGTTTTATGTAATGTGAATCCTTTCGATATTCGTCCATACCACGGTAGTGGCGCTACAGCCTGCCGTACCAAGAACGAGGATAAGTGGTGCACGCTTAGGTACTTTCCTTTGCTAGATGCATCTTATCCTTATCCGGATACCTTCTTTTACAGCTATACTCATCTAAGCGATGAGATGGACAGGTTAGAAGCTTCCGAGATGGGGGTCCCACGAGCACGTGTTGTATTCGTGCCGAAGGATTCAAGGGGTCCAAGGGTTATTTCATGTGAGCCCGCCGAACTGATGTTCGTCCAGCAGGGTATCATGAGGTTACTATATAAGCACCTTGAGAACGACAAACTTACCGCTGGTTACATTAATTTTAGTGACCAGACTATCAATCAAGATCTCGCCCGTCGAGGATCTCTCGGCGAAGCTTGGTCTACGATTGACCTAAACGAAGCGTCAGACCGTGTGTCTTTGGCCCTTGTTAGAGCGGTTTTTCCGCCAAACTGGGTCCAAGCCCTTGAAGCATGTCGCTCCATTGAAACGGAACTGCCGAACGGTAAGATTGTGAAGCTTCGCAAGTTCGCCCCTATGGGCAGTTCTTGCTGCTTCCCGGTTGAAGCATTGGTCTTTTGGGCCAGTGCACAGGCAACAGCGCAGCGCCTTGGTCTGAAAAGACAGAGCTGCTACGTATACGGGGATGACATCATCATTAGCACTGAGTTGACTCAGGCAACGATGGAAGGACTAGAACTGATTGACCTTAAGGTTAACAGGGCGAAGTGCTTCTCTTCAGGTCCCTTTCGCGAGTCGTGCGGGGGTGAGTTCCACAAAGGTGTGAACGTAACCCCAGTGCGCTTGAAGAAACTCCTGGAGAAATCCCAAACCACTATCTTCACTGGCGGTGATCTTTGCAA